AAATTGTCATGGTATATTGCCAGAATGAAAACACAAACAGCGGTAGATTTCTTCGGTGGTCGGCGGCAGTTGGCGCAGGCTCTTAATATCTCGGTGCAGGCCGTGGCGTACTGGGTTAAGAAGGGTGCTGTCCCTAGAGGCCAGGCTTACCGGCTCCAGGTGCTGACAGAGCAAAAACTATTGGTGGACGCAACGCAATACAAAAGCTGAGCAGTATTTCGCTTTACACAAGGCGAAAAGTAATTTATGATTTTTTTACGCCGTGAGAAGCGTATAGAGGACAGATAAAACAGTCTCCTTCGGGCTGGGTCTATCTGACCGTTTCCAACCCGTCAAGGGTGCTGACCTCCGGAATTCTCACCGGATAGGCCTAGCACCGAAGGAGATTGTGTTGTTCTATTATCAGTTCAACATTGGCGATTATCTAAAGCACACGGCACATCTTTCGCCATTAGAAGATATTGCCTATCGTCGGCTTTTAGATATTTATTACGATACCGAAACGCCAATACCCACCGATATCCCACGGGTTTCCCGTAGGTTAAGAATTGATCCAGATACCATCAAATTAGTGCTGGATGAGTTTTTTGAATACACCGATTCTGGCTATCGTAACAAGCGAGCAGATGGCGAAATTGCCGCTTATCATGCTTTCCTCGAAAAGCAAAAAGCCAATGGAATCAAAGGTGGCAGACCTAAGACAAAACCCACCGCTAACCCACCGCTAACCCAAGCCGAACCCAAAATAACCCTAACCACTAACCGAGAACCGTTAACCGTTAACCAAGATAACCTTAAACCCGCAGATTGGCTTCCTCCAAACTGGAAAACCTATCTTGAACACCGCAAGGAATCTTTAAAGCCCCTGACAGCCACAGCTCAAACCGCCGCTATTGAGAAACTTAGCCGCTGGAAAGCTGAAGGAAAAGACATTGCCGCAATTATTACGCAAAGCGTCGAAAACGGCTGGAGTGGGCTTTTCGAGGTCAAGCAAGGGGTAGGGCAGGGGAAGCCTTCGTTCACCCAGCCAAAGCTGTCCTGTTGCGTTTGCGGGGGTGTCTTGAAGGGGTTTGTTGAAACGCAAAGCGGAAAGATGTGTTCTACCTGTTGGGATAAGCGATGAACAGGGTTGAAGATTGGGTTAGGTGTCTGGAGAATTGCGGTGTGCAGTCGAAAGCAATGACGCTGGTCGGCATTAAAAAAACAGAACCTAAATTATTGCCAGCGGTTTTAAAGGGTTTGAAGTTATCCACAGCTTTAGACGTTGTTAACTTTTTGGGGGAAGAAAAATGACGCAATGCGAACAGCTTTTGGAAGCAATGAGGCGTGGCGAAAGCCTGACGGTGGCTGATGCTTTGAGCCGTTACGGGGTGTATGCGTTAAGCCAGCGGTGCGGGGAATTGATTAAACAGGGTCATCCGGTAAAGGTTGAGATGATTACCGTACCGTCTGGCAAGCGGGTTGCAAAGTATTCAATTCCGCAGGGCCAGCAGGAGATGCTTATATGACTTTTTTAACTGAGGCAACGCAGGAACAAAGGCAAGAGTGGGCGCGTAAAGGGCAAGAAACGCGCAAAGCAAATATTGAAAAAAATGCTGCTGCCAGACAGTCTGCGTTGGTCTATGTAGGGGAACTGAGTGAAAAAATTAAACAACTTGAAACTAAACTCGCAGCTTTGGAAAAATTTGATGAATTGACCACAATTTCAGCAAAATTGACGGGAAAATACTTACTTTCAAGGGAGGAAATAGCAAAACTATCGGTTCCGTGGACTAAAACAAGCGGGGTGTATTTCTTGATCGACGGCAAGCAGATTATTTATGTTGGGCAGTCGGTGAACGTGTACGAACGCGTACCACAACACACCGATAAAAAATTTGACAGATTTGCTTTTGTGCCATGTGCTGTCAATGCGCTAAATATGCTTGAATCGTTATATATCTACTGCTTGAGGCCACCAAGAAACGGTGTAAATAATGGCAAAATATGTGCGCCTATTTCGCTTGAAGAAATACTTTCTTACAGCGAACAAGTTGGGCGTGTTAAGAGAGTCACAATGGAAAGTTTGCATCGTTCTCGGATTAAACGGGCAGATTTTTGAAATTGAGGAGATGCTTATATGACAATTGCCTTTGTAACCTTATGCCCAGTTTGCGAGGAACGGAGAAACGCAGGGCAAAACGCTTTGCAATGGCCTATTTTGCGAGCGTGGGCTGAACAAAAACAATGGCCTATAAACGGGGTTATGTGCTGGCTAAACGACGAGGAATGGAAGGACGTACTGACTGCGACCTTTGAGGGCGAAACTGCACCAAGACTTGCGCCAGGGCTTGAGGGCGGCGTTGTAATGTTGGGTCGGAGGACAAGCCGGTACGGTAAAAAGCGGTTTTCGGAGTGGCTGGAGTGGCTTAATGCAGCTTCTCATCATGCGGGAATAAGGATACCGGCCCATGCGAGCGTGGCGAATAGCGAATAAGAAGCTGGTGGCGCAACAGAACTTGCGTTACCGGCAAAAACATAAAACAGAAATAAACAAGAAAAGGAGGGCAAAGGCGTATGAACAAAGCAGAAGCGGCTTGGCAGCAAAAACTCCGTGACTTTGGATGTATTGTTTGTAAGCTAGATTTAAAGGTAGATAGTCCCGCCGAAATCCACCATATGTTGTCAGGAGGCCGTAGGCGGGGTGAGATGTTTGTATTACCTTTGTGCCAACAGCATCACAGGTCTGGCAGGAATGACGAAGTGGTTAGCCGTGACCAATCACAACGGAGGTTTGAAGCCCGCTATGGAACCGAACTTTACTTGCTGGAGGAGGTCAAAAAACTATGCGCCGCGCTGCCAAAATAGATTCCAATCAAACGGAAATAGTAGACGCATTTCGCAAACTGGGATGCGCTGTCCAGTCCCTGGCTGCCCTCGGCAAAGGCGTTCCCGACGTCATGGTTTCGTTGGGGGGTATCACCTGGCTAGTTGAGATTAAGTCGGGCAAGAGTAAGGAGAACCCGCTGCAAACGGCGTGGGCGGCCTCCTGGTTGGGTTGCAGGGCAGTCGTGCGGGACTTGGAGGGGGTTATCGTTACGGTTAAAACAATGGCGGCGCAATCTAAACAATTAAGGGGGATGGTATGACAGACCGAGCTGAGATTACCAGTTTGCTTTACAACCGAAACAAAGCCATGTTGGATTGCGATCACAAGAAAGATTTTCAGGCTGCGATGATTGCGGCGGGTACTTTAGCATTGCATTACCAAACCCTAGAAGCTGAATATAAAAGGCTTTGGAAGCAAAAAATACCGATTGACATTGAAAAAATTGAAGTTTAATCTTAAAAAATGTATAATTCTCGAACTCGCCGTCCTCCCCCTTCGGCGAATGTGCTGGCCGTGACGCTGATGACCAGCGCACGTTTGCGCCGGGGGCTGGTAGCAGCCAGCATACCTTTAGCCCTCGGAGCCGTTTATGGATAGCAAGAACGCAGCGACCTTTGTAAGCGTGATGTTCCATTCAGGGACTAATGCTCACTTTATGCACTTGCAAACCAAGAGTTACAGCGAACACGTTGCGCTCGGTACTTACTACGATGCCATCATTGACCTTGTGGATAAGTGGGCAGAAGCCTATCAAGGCCGGTATGAAGTAATTGCTAACTATCCTTCTGACTACCACATAGCTAAGAAGCCGGTGGAATACATCGAGCAACTTAAAGACTTTGTGGACAAGATTCGCAAAGTGTTGCCAGAGGATACGCAGCTCCAGAACATTATTGACGAAATAGCGGAACTTTTGGACAGCACTTGCTACAAGCTGAAGAATCTTAAATAATGCCTTCTACGTCACCAGCGCAAGCTAGATTGATGGCAGCAGCCGCACATGACCCAAAGTTTGCAAAAAAGGTTGGCGTGCCGGTAAGCGTGGCTAAAGACTTCAACCAAGCTGACAAAGGTAAACGGTTGGCAGCGGCGATGCAGCACATGGAACGTAAGTAAGCACTTACAAATGTAAGTAAGCGTCCACTTCAGACGGAAATAGATGGCAAAAGGTATTAAAACAGGCGGGCGCAAAGCCGGAGTCGGTAACAAGACTACGGTGGACGTGCGTAATGCGATTGCGCTGATAGCTCAAGACAATGCAGGGAACTTTGCCCGCTGGCTTAACGAGGTAGCGTCAGAAGACCCAGCTAAGGCTGCTGACTTGTACCTAAAGGCTATTGAGTACCACATCCCTAAACTGGCGCGGTCAGAAACTACGGGTAAAGACGGCGGGCCTGTAGATCATACCTTCCGGTGGCTTGAGTGACGCTGCACGTTATACCTTATAAGCCCAGACCGGCCTTTGCGCCGTTTCATAGCCGTACTAAGCGTTGGTCTTGCTTGGTAGCGCACCGCAGGGCTGGAAAAACGGTAGCGGCAATAAATGACCTTATCCGAGCAGCGGTCACAAGTAAAAGTCCCATGCCCCAATTTGCCTACATAGCCCCCTTTCGTAGCCAGGCTAAATCCGTGGCGTGGGACTACCTCAAGCACTTTTCGGCTACTGCGGCAGCCAGCACCAATGAGTCAGAGTTGACCGTAGATATGATTAACGGGTCAAAAATTAGGCTGTTTGGAGCCGATAACGCAGATGCCATGCGTGGGTTAGGTTTTGATGGAATTTATATGGACGAATATGGAGATTTTAGGCCTAGCGTCTGGGGTAACGTCATTCGGCCTGCGCTTTCCGACCGGCAAGGATGGGCGGTGTTCGGTGGCACGCCTAAAGGCAAAAATCAGTTTTACGATATAAAGCAAACCGCAATTAAATTAAGGGATGAATGGTTCTTGTTAGAATTGCCAGCCAGCAAATCTGGGTTGCTTCCTGATAGCGAGTTGGCGGCAGCTCGCGCTCAATTAAGCAAAGACCAATACGACCAAGAATATGAATGCAGCTTTGAGGCCAGCATCCTCGGCGCGTTCTATGGGGTAGAGATGCGCGAGGCGGCAGAGCAAGGGCGTATATGCCGCGTGGACTACCAGCCTGAAGTTAAGGTAAATACGGCGTTTGACCTCGGTTATCGGGACGATACGGCTATCTGGTTCTATCAGGTAATTCGTGGCGAGATTCACGTCATTGATTACCATGCGGTATCTGGCGCTAGCATAGCCGAGATATGCGCTACGGTTACAAGCAAGCCTTACAAGTATGGCAAGCATTACCTCCCGCATGACGCTCGCGCCAAAACCTTAGCGGCGCAAGGTAAAAGCATCATCGAGCAAATGGCTGAATACCTTGGTATCAACAACCTAGCTATCGTGCCTGATCTGTCTGTGCAAGACGGGATACAGGCGGTGCGCCAGATGCTGCCTAATACATGGTTTGACGCTGAAAAGTGTTATGAAGGCATGGAAGCGTTACGCGAGTATCAGCGTCAGTATGACGAGGACAAGAAGGCGTTTAGGCAGACTCCCAGACACGACTGGTGCTTTACTGGTGATACTAGTATATTGACACGTTACGGAACGCATCAGATAATGAATCTTCCTTATTCTGGTGAGGTTCTAACATCATGTGGCTGGAAGCGATACATCAATCCTCGTGTGACGAGGAAAAATGCCTCACTTGTGGAGGTGCGGTTCGCAAGCGGGTATTCGGTGAAATGCACGCCGGATCATTCCTTCAAGACGGAATCCGGGTGGATATGCGCCGAGTCCCTTTTGACGGGTATGCTGATCCAATCAGCCTTGACCCCATCACGCAGTATTTTGATGGCGGTTTATACCGTTTGTGGCCTAGTGACAAATACCTATCACGCGGCGGCAAGAAGCTGCACCGCGATGTTTGGCGCATTGCATTTGGCGCTATCCCAGATGGTTGCCACATTCACCACAGGGACAGCAATCCAAAGAATAATTGTATTGCCAATCTTGAATGTATCCCCGCAAAAATCCATCTTTCAGAAACTTGGCATAAACAACCAAAACGGGCATTCCCGCAATCAGCCAGAGATGCTGCAACAGCATGGCATCAATCGGCAGAAGGGCGTTTGTGGCATAAACGGCACGCAGAACGGCAACAGTTATGGACAAAAACAACCAGAACAGAACAACCATGTTTGCATTGCGGCATATTGTTTATGGCATTGGTTCGCAAACAGGCAATTAGTCAAAAGTATTGTACCTCTGGCTGCAAAGTGGCTGCATATCGTGCGCGAGGTGCTGACAAAGCCGCAACAGCTCGTTATAGAGAACGTCAAAAAGCTAAACAACCAAGCTGATGTTTGGTGTTTAACAGTCCCTGACGCGGAAGAATTTGCTTTAGCAAACGGGGCAATAGTTCATAATTGCTCACATCCAGCCGATGCCATGAGGATGTTAGCTATTGTCTGGCGCCAGGAACCGACCGTTAAACAGCCAGATAAGGTAAAACCCCTGATAGTTGGCCCCGGCAACGAGGTCACTTTGGACGATATGTGGGCAACGCATCAACAATTTAACAAAAGGAAAAGACTATGAGTGGCGTCAGTTATCCGTATAGGTATTCTTACGAACACGTCGCAGCGAGCGCAACCGCACAGGTTTTGGGTACAACGGGCGCAAAAGGCGACTATCTGCATCGCATTGTTTGCACCGTCACAACCGCAGCAACCGGTAACGTGGTCATTGTGGACGGGTCGGGAACAGGCATTTTGACGCATACCATTTGCCCTGCTAGTCCAGGCGGCGGGATTGGCGTTTACAACGTTGAGCTGAACGCGGTTAGCCAAGACGGTGCGTGGAAGATCACGACCGGCGCAGGGGTTGAAGTAATGGCAATTGGCATATTTAGCGTATGAACAAGCCCGGACTTTATGCAAACATCCTTGCTAAGCAGGAACGCATAAAACAAGGTTCTAACGAGAAGATGCGTAAGCCTGGAACACCCGGCGCACCAACTGCTGAAGCATTCCGTGAGTCAGCAAAGACTGCAAAGCCTGTGAATAAGTGATTGCTTGCGTCCTAAAGTCAGGTGGTGACTTTGAACCGAAGCACGTCTATGCGTTGCAGAAGATGTGCGGTAAATACTTGCCTAGCGAGGACTTTGTCTGCCTGACCGATATGACGCTAGATTGCGCCACTATTCCGCTGATTCATGGGTGGGAGGGCTGGTGGTCAAAGCTGGAGCTGTTCAGGCTGCCAAGCGCGTTGTACATGGATTTGGACACGGTTCTAGTGGGCGATTGCAGCGAAATGCTAGAAGCAGCAAGGCCGCATGACTTTGTGATTATGAGAGATATATACAGAGGTAAGCGTAACCCGTTGGCGATGCAATCTAGCCTTATGTGGTGGTCAAAGCCGCATGAGTTCCTCTACGATGAGTTTAAGACCGGCGAACGGTATTGCGAAGGAGGTGACCAAATCTACCTTGAACACGCACTCCGAAACGAACCCGTTACTTATTGGCAAGACATCACGGACGGTGTGTGCAGCTTCAAGGCTGACGTGTTGGAGCATGGCGTTAGGGAGCAAGACAAGGTGATTGTGTTCCACGGGAAACCAAGACCGTGGGAGCAGACAAGGGTTCAGTATGCGTGCGTCTAAAGGGTACTTTGTGCCAGAGGCAGACGAGCATTGCTTGGGTGCTTTGTTGGACGAGGTAGGCGATCTGGGCTTTAGCTTAGACGTGTGCAAGGACTTTAGGACAGTTATACAAGCTGGCGGTAACATAGGCGTTTATCCGCTGGCGTTGTCGCAGAGGTTTAAAACTGTCTATACGGTAGAACCTGACGCAGATAACTTTGAGGCTTTGGAAGCTAACACCTCCAATGCAAGGAATATTGTAAGCAGACGCGCAGCCTTTGGGCGGGTGCATGGCAGGGCGGCAATTGATAGGGTTTATCCTGACAACATCGGCGCGCATCGGGTTAAGGAAGGTAACGAGTTTGCGGTTATTCCAATTGATAGCTTGGGCGTTACCGATTGCGATTTCCTCCAGCTTGATGTAGAGGGTTCGGAGCATGACGCATTGCTAGGCGCAATTGCTACGATTGAGGCAGGCTGGCCTGTGATTACGCTAGAGCTTAAAGGTTTGGGCGAGCGGTACGGGTACACCGACGAAGAAACCATCACTTGGTTGCGGTTCATGGGTTACAAGATAGCCGACCGAGTTAACAGGGATGTGATATTTACTCATGGCTGATACCGACCGTTTAGCCGCAGCGTTACAGTATCAACAAGAATTGGAGGCGGCAGCTCGTCCTCAAATGATGAACCCAAACATAGCCGCGCAAGGTAAAGAAATCCAATTCCAAAGAGAAATAGCGGCTAGTCCGTGGTATTCGGAGTTTACAAAACAATATGGCGAAACTCCAGATTTAAGTAAAAACGCTAATTACGATTACCGTAAAGCATGGAGCGCTGGTATTAGACCAGAACGCGATCCTTATGACAGCAATCGTTACCATTGGCCTTCTTCAACTTCAACTGGCGAAATGCTGAAATCAGCAACGCACCCAACCGCGTGGAAAGAATATTATATGCAAGCAAAAGGCGTAAATCCTGATGCTGTTGGCGCAACAGAAGCGGATTGGCTAAAAATTAAAGCGGGACAACAATAATGAGCGCAGCCTGGACACGAAAAGAAGGGAAGAACCCCGCGGGAGGGCTTAATGCGGCTGGTCGCGCAAGCTATAAGGCTGAAACCGGCGGGACGCTTAAAGCACCGGTAAAAGCGGGCGATAACCCGCGCAGAGCATCATTTCTTGCAAGGATGGGCAATATGCCGGGGCCGATGCAGAAACCTAATGGCGATCCTACCCGTCTGGCGCTTGCTCTAAAGGCATGGGGTGCTAGTAGCAAAGAGGACGCACAGGCAAAGGCGCGTGCTATCTCGGAACGAAACAAAAAACCATGATTGGATGTAAATAAATGGAACCGACCAGCACCGGCGTACAAAAATGGCTTAACGTCATTTCAAGCTATGACAACGAGTTTAAGAAGTGGGAAGCGCGTACAACTAAGATTGTTAAGCGTTACCGCGACGACAACAGAAGCCAGCATACGAACGAAACCGCTAAGTTTAATATCCTTTGGTCAAACGTCCAGACGCTTATCCCTGCCGTTTATGCCAAGCTCCCTAAAGCGGTGGCTGAACGGCGTTTTGGCGATAATGACCCAGTAGGACGGGTGGCAGGGCAGCTCATTGAACGCGCTCTAGACTTTGAGATTGAGCATTACCCCGACTTCCGCGCAACGATGAAACACGCGGTGGAGGATAGGTTCCTTGGCGGGCGTGGTGTTGCTTGGGTGCGGTACGAGCCGCACGTTAAAACGCAAGATATGCCTGAAGATGGTTTGCAGGTTACGGAGGACGTAGATAATGACGAAACCGCCGAAAGCACGCTTGAAGGCCAAGACTACACCGCTGGCGAGGAACCCCAGGAAGAAATAGAATTTGAACAAGCACCCACGGATTATATCCATTGGCGTGATTTCGGACATTCAGTAGCTCGAACTTGGGAAGAAGTAACCTGCGTCTGGCGGTGGGTGTACATGAGCCGCGAAGCTCTAATCGAGCGATTTGGCGAGAAAACCGCTAAGACTATTGCGTTAGATTCTGGCCCCGAAACGCTTACTAATTACGGGCAGTCCACAAAAGAACGCACCCGCGCCAAGATATGCGAGCTTTGGGACAAGGAAACTGGCAAGGTCTATTGGCTGTCAAAGAACAATCCTACGCTGATTGATGAGCGCGACGATCCGCTGGAATTAGAAGGTTTCTTCCCTTGTGCCACGCCTTTGTACGCAACGATGACCTCGGACACGCTTGTCCCTGTCCCTGACTTCATCCTGTATCAAGACCAAGCGAATGAACTGGACATCCTTTCAGACCGCATTGACGGGCTGGTTAAGGCGTTGCGGGTTCGTGGGGTATATGACGCAAGCCAGCCTAGTTTGCAAAGGCTGTTGACAGAAGGCGAGAATAACGCGCTGATTCCCGTTGATAAATGGATGGCATTTAGCGAAAAGGGCGGGTTAAAAGGCAGTATTGACCTGCTGCCGCTAGATGTGTTGTCAAACGCCTTGCTGCAATGCTATCGGGCGCGGGAAGATATTAAAGCGCAGATTTACGAGATTACCGGCATATCGGACATTATTCGAGGTCAGACTGCCGCTTCCGAAACCGCTACCGCGCAGCAGATTAAAGGCCAGTATGCTGGTCTGAGGCTGCGGAGTATGCAGGAGGAAGTAGCTCTATTTGCCAGCGAACTTATCAGGCTCAAAGCGCAGGTAATTTGCTCTAAGTTCCAGCCTAAAACAATCCTTGAATACGCCGCTGCCGAGCAGATGAGTGAGGCCGACCAAGCTCTAGTGCCGCAAGCTCTAATGCTGCTGCAAGACAGTCCGTTGCGTAACTTCCGAATTGAGGTGGACGCGGATAGCCTTGTCCAACTTGACCAGCAGCAGAACAAGAAAGACCGCGTGGAGTTTCTGACCGCGTTTGGCTCTTTTATGCGGGAAGCGTTACCTGTAGGCCAACAGTCACCAGAGCTTGTACCTATGCTTGTGGAACTGATGAAGTTTGGCGTTGGCGGGTTCAAGCAAGCCAAAGCAATAGAAGGCACGCTAGACGTGGCGCTGGAGCAGATTAAGCAGAAAGCCGCTGCAAGCCAGCAAAACCCGCAACAGCGCCCTGATCCAGAGATGATGAAGCTCCAGGCTCAACAACAGCTAGAGCAAGCCAAAATGCAAGCCGCAGCACAGTCTGACCAGATGCGGGTACAGGCAGATGCTCAGGCAGCGCAGATGAAGGCGCAGCTCGATGGGCAAATGCACCAGTCCAAGATTCAAGCCGAGATGCAACTGGCTCAGATGCAGGCTCAAATTGAAGATCAGAAAATGCAGCATGAAATGGCAATGAAGGCGCAGACCGCAGCGCAAGAAGATGAATTTAACCGTTGGAAAGCCGAACTTGAGGCTGCGACTAAAGTCTTGGTTGCGCGAATTGGTGCAAATCCGGGCGTGGATGTGCCTTTAGTTGAGGCAGCCACGGCAGCAAGTGACCGTATAGCCTCGGAGCTTGGCGATAATGTCCAAAACGCTTTGCAAACTATAGCAGCAATGCACCAAAACATGAACGATATGCAAAACGCAACAATGGAGAAAATGGACAATGTTATGTCGGCTGCAACCGCTAAAAAGCGGATTATTCGCGGCCCTGACGGTAAAGCTATCGGCGTTGAAGTTGTGCAATGAACGGAGGTTGGGACACCGGCACTTGGAATGATGCAACTTGGGACTATGTAACGCCACTCGTTGAGGTTGACACCCATGATGGCGATTACCTTAAAAAGAAGTTTGCAAAGGAAATTGCAGACAAAGCACGCCGTAAGGCTGAGATTGTTTATGCGTTTGAAAAGATTGTAGAGGGTAGGCCAGACGTTGCGAAGGAGATAGCCGCGCCGTTTATGGAAACCAGAGCAGCTACTTTGCCAGCAATAGATTACGACCGGATGCTAGAGGATTTGGACAGGGTGCAAAGGATATGGGAATTGCACATTGAACTGGATGACGAGGATGTATTAGCCCTGCTATGAGAAAAAGCTGGATTTACGTTGATGGCGTAGCGATAGAAAAGGGTGATTACACGCCAGATCACCACTACGTTATGCCGGACATTCAACCTTATCAGTCTATGGTTGACGGCAG